ATAGAAATAATATCAGACAAAAACAAAAAGATTGTTGTTGCTGAAAAAATAGCTAGATTTACTAAAAGAGCTTTACAATTTGATGGTGAAGGTTTATATGGTGGTTTAGGAGATACTGGAAAGAATTTACAACCATTTGTAGAAGGAATGAAATCTATAATGGCAATAAAACCTGCTGAAGAAAAACCAGCTGAAGAAACTACTAAGTTTAAAGTTGGTGATGTTGTAAAATGGAAAAATAAAGAAGGAAAAGAAATTTCTAAAAAGATTGAAAAAATTAAAGATGGTTCTTATTACTTTACAACTGAAAAAGGTGAAGAATACTCTAAAAAAGAAGCGGATTTAACAAAAGAATCTGTTATTGTTAAATATAGTTCTTTCTTATCTTATATAAAAGAAGCTGATGAAGCTGAAGCTTCATCTGATAAAGATACACAAGCTTCAGATCCTGTTAGAATGACAACATCTCAAAAGATTATTGATTATTGGAATAAGAAAATTGATATAAAATCTTTTATTTTGGAAAGAACTGAAGAAGATAAGATAAAAGGTAATTTTGAAAAAATAACACCATCTAAAGAAATTGTAATAAATGGATTAGATCCTATTATTGAAATAGTTAAATTATTTAACAGAGCTTATAAACTACACACAACTAAAGTTATTCCAAATGTTGAAACTAGTGATGGTAGTGTATCAGCATCTGAATTCGCCAACTATACACCTTTTGGAGATGGGGACAGAATGAAGGCTGGTATATCAGGTGGACCATATAGAAATAATATGATTTTTAATGACTGGGAAAGTAAAGTTCAGGATATAATTAAAAATACAAAATACCAACCAATATTCAGAGAAGAAACCGTTCTTAAAACAAAAGACGGAAATATTATTAAAGATGCTGGTAAAAATCTTTTAAAATTCATGAATGATATGTTGGATGGTGAAGAACTTTACAAACCATCTAGCAGGAACTCTGAAAGAACCATGGGTAGACAAGCCGAGTTTATAGAGAAATACTTTGGAGCTGTTTCAGATGATTTAAAAGGCGGATTGGGGTCGCCATCACCCTTGGTTATATCAAAATCAGATGCAGACCAAAATACAGGAAATGCTAAGGATATGCCAACGGATGCTAATTTAAAATTTAAGAAGGATTTGATTAAAATGGAAAAACTTGACGAAATGTCAGGATCTTTCTTTACATGTGAAACTAAAGATAGTGAAGGTAAAGACAAACAAATCTATTTCTATGTTCAATCAGCAGACACTACATATGCTTATGTTACTTATTGTGAAAGCTTTTACTTCTTTAAAAAATATATTAAACAATCAGGACAAATAACTACATCAGATAGCTTCCAAGGTTTGGAAAAACAAACTAAAACTGTTTCAGCAGATGGAGATGGAGATTATAAAATTAAAGCTACTAAAATAAAATTAGTGGATTTAATTACTAAAGATGGTCAGTTTATTTTAAAAGATAAAAAATTTAATATTAACTATTTAACAAAATATTCCGATAAAAAGAACAAACCAGGTCAAGCTCCAAACTCAGGAACTGAAGAAATGTTTATACAGACTTGTTACACTTTATGTAAAATAGATAAAGAAAATAAATTAACAAGATATAAATTAACCAAAGATATATCTGATTTAATTAGTACTGTTGGTGGATTCTCCAAAATTACAAGAGAGAATGGAATAAACGGATGCTCAATGGAGAAAAAATAAAATGAAGCACTTAAAAAGGTACAAACTCTTTACCGAAGAGGTGGAATTTGATGTTAATATTACAGATGAACCAGATTTAAAAATGGCTAAAGAAAAACTTGCTACATTAAAGACTAATCTATCTGACTATAAAACAAAGAAGCCTATAATAGACACTGCTTATCTAACAATTAAAATAGATGCTGATCTACAGAAAAAAACTGAAGAAATAATGGGTAAAACAGACATTCAGTCTGGAAAAGACAGAAATCCTTTCTTAGTTGAATATTTACATGTATCAAATCTTAAAAGAAAAATAAATAATTTACAAAATGAATTGGTAAAAGATAAATTATCTAAAGATGATTTTACTGAAGAATTGGGTTTATCAACCGAGTCAAGTGTAAAAGCTTCTGTAAATAGTAAAATAAATGATATAAACGATAGAATATCAGCAAAAACAACGAATATAGCGTTGTTGAGTAAAGAAGTAACTGACGCTGAGAAAGAACTTCAAACAAAAATGCTTAATGTAGAAAAAGAAATGCAAGATTATATTAAAAAAATATCATCTAAAGTATAAAAATAGAAAAAATATCATTTTTTACATTTTATATATACTACATAACATAAAAAAAATTATTAAAAAATATGGCAATTCAAATTGGAAAATACAAAAGACCAGGAATCTTCATAGAAGAATTTGACAACTCAATCATCACTACCCCTATAGTTGAAGGTATTACTAATATGGTTATTGGCGTTTCAAAAAAAGGTCCTGTTAACACACCTATTAGACTAACAACTGGAAATGATTTAGAATCTGTTTTTGGTACGTTAGATAGAGGATTAGAAAGAAAAGGTTCATTTTTCCACAGAACAATTAGTAAAATGTTGGAATCATCACCTATCTTCGCTATCAATCTTTTAAGCACTGATGACACATTAGATGTAATTGAGTACAAATCATTATCATCTTCATCAGGGTATACAAATGATATTGAAAGAGAAGGACCTTACAGAAGATTCTTTGACACTACAGGTTTCTGGAAAAGAGACACTGATTCTTTCATTAACTTAACTAGGACAAATACTGGTTACACAGAAAGAGCGTTTAGTTTAACTAATCTATCTGATAAATATGTAACTGCTTTTGTTTTCAAAAGTCAAGTTGCTGGATTTGATAGAACTTTAATTGATTCGTATGGTTCTATAGATAGAATTCCTCCATATTTAAATGCTTATGATTACGCATCTGACTACTTAGTTGATGTTGTTATTGTTGGTGGAGATTGGTCAGATTACAAAACCTTAGCCATAGATAGTAAATGGAGTGCTTACTTCAGCGCATCTGGTCTAGTAAAAGGACAAATTAGAAACTTTGCTAATGATAGAAATGTTACTTTATTAGCTTACTACGAAGGATTGTCTTTAATTCCATATTTCAGAAATGCAAATGGAACAAACATATTTATAGAAACCACTATCAATAGAGATACTGATAAAACTGGTATATTCTGTGCATTTAACTCTGATTTAGTTGAAACTGATTACTATAATGGTAGATTAGACTTAGTAGGTCAAACTATCGCTGGTGTCAATGAAGCTGAAATTGAATTTTTATCATATAAAGAAACAATTGCTGAATCAATTGAGATTACAGCAGTTCCTCTTGACTTACCAGGTAACGTAACAGCACTTTTAGGTGGTGGATACGGTTACTCAACACTATCTGGAACCGATCACGCATTTGGAAGTCCAGTAAGTTCAGGTATAGTTGCAAACGCAAACAACAGAACACCATACTTTGCTGAAGGATATGTTTACAATGTTACATTGGGAGCTACTTCATCAGCATCAGCTTCTATATCAGTTACATATAATGTGGGTGCTGGAGCATTTGCAACAATAGGAGGTGTTCAAGTACCAGTTTCGGCTACTACTTCTTTAGTAATAGACGCAACTGACTATCCAAACACTGGGGTTACAACATCTTATGTATCTACATTTATTTTAGATTCAACTGGTGAAATATTACTTGTAAGTAACTTAACAGGAGTTACAACTGGATCACCAACTAAACCTTCTGTAGATGCAAGTGATATAGTTTTAGGATATGCTGAATTCAAAGTGATAGGTGGATCGATAGCTCAAAATTTAACTTCATTCAATAATGTAAATATTGATGGTGTTGGATTTGTTGATTTCACTTTTGGAAATTCAAATTCTTATGATTATTTCATAGGAACACATAGCACACCTGATTCAGGAGTAATTAAAATTGAATTTAAAAACACAAACGCTAAACCTTCTACAAACAATTACACACAATATAGAAGATTCAAACAATTTAACAGATTAGTAGATTTAATTGATTCACCTAATAAGAATAAAATGACTTTACTTTTAGAAAATAATGGAACAACTGGTGAAAAAGTTAGTTTGTCTACAATGACAATATCAGATATTGTAACAACATCAACATCTAATAAATCATTTATATTAAACACTGGATTGACAGATGCTAAGTTGGCTGATATATTAGCTGGATCATTTGTATTATATACTGTAGATAATGAGTTTTTCTTAGGAGCCTCAGCATCACAAACTAAAAACACTGTTGCAACAGCAACTGAGGGTATTATAGCTAGATATTCTAAATTCTACTCAAGATTCTATGATGGTATCATAAACACTGGAGATTATTTCTATGGAAATAAAATAGAAAATGGTGGTGATACTTACACTGTAGTATTTATAGATGGAGAAATAGCGGCTGGAACAACATCATCTTACTCTGGATATAACTATGTTTTATTTGACGGAACTGATCTTGATTTACTATTTGGTGATAAATTTATCATACCAGGATCTACTTTAAATACTGGATCATTTACTAACATAAGTGGAACAAATGACACTTTAAGCGCAACAGCTAGAGCAACAGCTCTTGGATACTCTGGATACAGAGCTTATGAAGTAAATGAAGAAGTTGTATATGAAGAATTATTAGAAGTAAGTTTAATTTATAACTATCTTCTTCCACATTACTTAAAAATGTATTTAGATAACGATGGTTTATTAAAAGCTACGTTCTGGGATGATGAAATATTCAGTGGAAATTCGGGAGTTAACATAGAAGCTGATAATACATTCTATATACAATCTGCTAAGTCTAACTTCAAACAAAGTATTGAAATTGAACTTCCAACAGGATATGTTCAAGTACCCAATAAGATTCTTATTAAAGCATCAAGATACACTGAAGTTAAAGTTGGTGATTTCTTATCAGCATACTACGATGAAACATTGTTAAATGTTGGTGAAGTGCCAAGAAAACTTACAAGAATTTTAAGTAAGAAACAATATGCTGGTGATACAACATTAACAGAAATTACTTGTGACTCTAGAATTGCAACTGTGAATTTCAGTGGTGATTTACAAACTACAAGATATTCTTCAATTGATAACTACGCAACTACTTACAAATGTATATCTCTTAAAGGATTTAGAATTAGACAAGCTTCTTTACCTGATGGTACTGAAACTAGACAAAATTCTATACTTAACTTAGTTGCTAAAGGAACTCCTTTGTTCAAAGCATTAACTAACAAAGAAGCAATTGACTTCAGATATTTAATTGACTCATTTGGTCTTGGTTTAACTGAAAGATCTAAACAACAATTAGTTGATATCTGTGGAGAAAGATTAGATGCTCTTGGGATATTGAATATGCCTTCAATGAAGTCATTCAAGAATTCATCTTCTCCTTCTTTCGTAAATACAGAAGGTGTTTTACAACTTGAGTATGTTTCTAAAGGTGGGGATCCTGAAAGCTCTCCAGCATTCCTTTACTCATTCGGTGATGGAGCAGGAACAACAACAGTAGGTTACTTTATGCCTTATGTGACGGTGAATGATAATGGTAGACCAGTAGATGTTCCACCATCAGCTTGGGTAGCTTCAACTTATATGAGAAAACAAACTTCTAATGTAAGTGGAGTAACTCCTTGGACAATCGCAGCGGGTGTTACTAATGGTAGAATTACTAATATAACAGCAACTGAGATGGACTTCACTCAAACTGACATCGAATATATTAACACAGCTCAAATGAATCCTATCGTATTCAAGAGAAATAGAGGAAATGTAATCGAGACTGAAAATACAGCTCAAACACTTTACAAATCAGCTCTTTCTTACTTACACGTTAGAGAGGTTCTTATTGAACTTGAAAGAGAATTATCAGCAATGTTATTAGACTTCCAATGGAAATTTAATACACCTGATATTAGAGCAGAAATTAAACTTAGAGCAGATGTTATCTGTGAAACTTATGTAAGTAAGAATGGTTTATACAACTACTTTAATAAAATGGATGAAGAAAACAACACTACAGATATCATCGACAGCCAAATTGGTGTTCTTGATACTTATGTTGAACCAATTAAGGGTATGGGAATCATTGTAAACAATGTAACTATATTAAGAACTGGAGCAATCGATGCAGGTGGATTCCAATAATAAAATACTTTAATTAATATTAAAAAACCTCTAAGAAATTAGAGGTTTTTTTATTTAATAAACTTTCCAACTTTTTATTATATAATCATAGTATATTCATAGGGAAACTAAACCGATGAATATATAATAAAAAATAATAAAATTAAATATGTCTAAAGATAAAGAAATGAGTGAAGAAGATTATCTTAAAAAACACCTTGGTGATTTGGATAATCCTAAAAATGTTATGAATAATGATATTCCCTTTGTAGCTCAACCTAAAGTCGACAACACAAGAACTACTGATCTTCAGTTTTTCAACTTTGACATTAAGGAGTTACCTTGTGGTGAATTCTACCCAAGTGGTACTGTTTTCATGGTAAGACCAGCACAAGTAAGAGAAATTCAATCTTACTCAATGGTAGATGATAATAACTTCTACGATATTGTTGAGAAAATGAATGATATTTTACAATCTTGTGTAAGAGTTAAATATTCTGATGGTAAAGTAGGATCTTATATTGAAGTTAAAGACCAAGATAGATTGTTCTTAGTTTTTCTAATAAGAGAATTGACTTTTCAACAAGGAAATTCATTAACAGTAAACTCAAAATGTTCATGTGGTCAAGATGTTCAAATGGAATTAAAAAGAGATAATTTCTCATTCCACCAAATTGATGAAAAACTTGAAAGATATTTCAGTGCTTCAACTAGAACATATCACTTCAGTACAATAAACGGTAGAGAATTTGAATTAACTCCACCAAACATTGGACTTCAAAAATCATTTACAGAATACATTCTAAAAGAAAGTAATGAAAAAAGAACACCTAATTTGTCGTTCTTGAAAATTATTCCTTTTATGTTAGCTGGAAGAACTTCTATAACTTATGAAGGAATTAAAGCTAAATTAAAAGAATTTGAAGAAATAGATGATATTTCATTCCAGTTCTTAAACGCAGCAGTTGGTAAAATGACCTTTGGTATCAAAGAATTAAAGAAGAAATGTTCGTGTGGTGAGGAGGTCCACACAGACATGCAATTTCCCAACGGAGCGTCAAGTATTTTCGTTATTCACGATGCCTTTGAAGCATATATTAAAGAATAAATTAATGCTTCAAAAACACTTTCACACACAGGAAGCAGCTATGGACGAATGGCCTTTCTGGATGTTTGAAGAAAACATCAAACTTGTAAATGAAATTGTTGAAGAGGAAGATAGTAACAGGAAAAAAGACGAGGAAGGACAGCAAAAGAATATGCCAAACTTTGATGCCAACTCAATGATGAGAAACGCATCTAACATGACTAATAACATGCCAAAATTCTAATAAAAAGAAATCCACTAAATTTAGTGGATTTTTTGTTTACTACAATACATAAAAAAACCCATCAGATTCTGATGGGTTTTTATTTTAATGTTATTATACTTATTAATATCCAGAAATAAGTGGTGGATTAATAGTAAAGTTATTATCAATATACTCATCAATAAAGTAATCGTAGATAAAGTCAGTATCAACTGATTCAATAATGTTATTTGAAGACCAGTCAAGTGCGTAACCTGCTATTGTTTTAATTTGTACGTTTTGAAAAGTAACACGTCTTAATACAACACCTTTTTTATCATGTTGATTAACGATAACAGTTCCAATAATATCACTCTTATAGTGAAGTGAACCATTTTGTGAGTTAAATACTAAATCGTACCAAGCTTTCAAAGTGTTCCAAGTTTCCATTGAACCTTGTTGGTTTACGTTAACGTTGAATTTAATTTTAAATTCACTACCGGTTTTAGTTGGAGTTGTTAAGAACTGACGAGTTGAATACTTGAATCTTTGTTCTTTAACACCAACGTCAAATTGTGTTAAGTTCATATCAATATTCAAAGCATTTTGAAGAAGTAAAATTGGACTTCTTCCTTGTGCCTGTAATATAACAGGTAATACAAAGGTAATCTCAAACAAGTTAAGGTATACTACCTCATCAGGTAACGTACCTGGACCACCAGGTGAACCTGTATTAATAAGTTGGGTAAAATGTGGTAATGGCATATTTTTTTTAATTATTTTTTATAAAGTATATATTTTAGTTCTTTCTTCCTTTAACTCTATTTTAAAAATTATGTTGTAAAAAATGCCATTTCCACTATTTAATAAATACAATATATGGAATGTAATTATAGATACTGTAATAAAGAAATTGTTTGGGGTAGACCAGATAGAAAGTTTTGTAATAAAAATTGCAAGTCAAAAGAAAATGCCATATCAAAAGAATTAAAGTCACTTAATAGAAGAAATAAGAGAAATAAAGATTTTGTAGAAAAATCAAATATTAAACATAACTATAAATATAACTATGACTTAGTACTTTATGAGAATTGTAGAAGTAAGGTCAAAATAATATGTCCAACACACGGGGAATTTGAACAAACCCCAAATGCTCATCTATACTCTGGTAGTGGTTGTGAAAAATGTGCCAGAGAAGCCAGAAGAAAAGACTAACTTTTTCTTGTTCTCTTAAAAAAGCCTTTATTACTTAATCATATAAAAATGATTTAATTTCATTCTCAATGTTATTTACATAATATGGAATTCTTAGTAAATAAATATTATTGTTATCACAATATTTATCTTTAATGATATCTCTTTCCTTTCTTATTTTAAAATTATCTTCTCCTCCAAAATATTCAACTGCCTCAAAGTGTTGTATTCCATCAAATTCTATGCAAGTATTATGATCAGGCAAATAAAAATCAAATTGTAATTTATTAGTATAAATACATTCTACAAATGTTTTTTGATACTCATATTCAATACCTAATTTTTTTAATATTATAGATATTTTTTTTTCTCCTCTTGTTATGGTACATTCTGCACACCCATAATACATTTTATGTTCATGTGGTCTTTGAAAAAAACTACCATGTTTTGGACAAATTATCTCCACCTTTGTTTTATTGTTAATATAATTTACCTTCGAATAATCATAGAAATCTCCATTTATTTTTATAGCATCATTTATGAACTTTTCGGTATTATGTGTATATTTTTTTGAAAAATATTCAAATTTGCATTTTTTACACCCACGATTTTGATGTAAATGATGTGTTGGTGCGACATAAAAGTCACCATGATCTTTACAAACAACTAGTATTTTCGTTAAAGAATCAATATAAATTGATTTTGAGTAGTCATATTTATCTCCGTATATTAATGAACATTTAGATATATACTCATCTCCATCACATTTTACACAACCCACACCCTTTAATAGAGATATTGATGATTTATAGAAATCTCCATGTATGTTACAAGTTACTCTTAATTTGGATTCATTATTTTTATAATTAGAAATATCATATTTATATTTATCACCATATAGTTTGTCAAATTTATCTATCAATTTTGATTTATTGGATCTTTTTTCATCAGAGCACTTTCTACAAATAGAACCGTTTAAAAGTAAATCAGCTCTCATCGATATAATTCCATGTTTACTACATCCTATATCTAAATAGGTTTTGTATTTAAAATTATCAGGTATCAATGAATAGTCATAATCCCCACTAACCTTTTTAATAAATTCTTCTTTGACCATTTATCTATATATTAAAAATAATATATTTGATTTATACAAATGTTATAACTTTTATATTTAAAAATTATATATAGTATATGAGTAAAATTTTTCTAATAGGAGACACACATATAGGTCTTGGTTATCCAAATAGTGTTGATAAGTGGTTTAAAGTACACCAAGAATACTTTAGTGACTTTCTAATACCTCTACTTAAAAGAGAGGTTAAAAAAGAAGATATAATAGTTCATTTAGGTGACTTGTTCGATAATAGAAATATTATTCCTATAAACCTACTAAACTACGGCATGGATGTTGTAGAAGAAATATCAAAAATAGCACCACTGCATATAATAGTAGGTAATCATGATCTTTGGTCAAAAAGTGCATCAGAAATAAATTCAATCAGACCATTTAGATACATACCAAATGTTAGAGTGTATAATTTCACCGAGATTTTAGAATATAATGGTTTGAAAATATTAATGATGCCTTTTTTTGAAAAAAGATTAGACCAAATTAAATCAATTGATGAAAATAACAATTGTGACTATTTATTTTGTCACTCTGATTTAAATGGTTGTAAAATGCACCTAACCTCAGTTGCTCACAAAAACGCAGATAAAATAGATATAAGTGATTTTAAATCATTTTCAAAAGTTAAATCTGGTCACATACATTTAGTCCAGTCTAATAATCATTTTACATTTGTTGGTTCAATTTTTCAAATGGATAGAAATGATATGGGTGATCAAAAAGGTATTTTTGTAATAGATACTAATGACGGAACTGAACAATTTTTCCCCAATAAAGTATCTCCAGTTTTTAAAAAATTCAGAGTTGCTAATGAAGATGATATTGATAAATTAGATGAGTTAAAAGACACTAAGGACTACATAGATTTGTCTATATCAAACAATCTTTTAATTAACAATAGAAAGCTTCGCAGAAAGTTAGAAGTGATGTTAGAGAAGGGTAATTTTGCTTCTGTTGACTATATTGATGATATTACTAAAGAGTTAGTAGATGGCGAAGAAGTAAATGAATCTATTGAGATTGAATTTGATGAGAATGGAATGGAAATATCAGTTCAATTAGAATATGAAGATTATATTAAAGAGTATATCTTAAAACAAAAATATGATAATGATAAATTCAAATCAGGAATTGTAAACGAATTTGATGAAGTCATTAAGATATACAATGAAAATTATAAAGTCAAAGCTGACTAAAACAAAAAACCCATCTTTAAGATGGGTTTTTTTTATTTTTTATATTTTTGAATAAACTTTTCGTAAGTTTTTATAACTTTACTTTCTTTAACATCAGCTTTAACTGGATTTAAATAGTTTACTGAACCTTTTGCAGCGGCTTCTGGAGATGTAGTAAGTTGAGTTTTGTCACCAGTATCTCCAGGTTGTGGCATGTAGATTCTTGAGAACCTCTTTGGATTAGTTTTAGACCAGGCTACAAGTGAATTACAATTCTTAACATACATTTGTATAGCCTCTTCTTCTTTACCTTCTTTGAT